GGACTTCTCGGGACGGCAGCTTCCCTCGCGGCAGGTAGTCGCTACGCTTTGTCAGTGGGATTACAAGGGTACGGAGTGCGGCTGGACGGGCGTTACCTTCTTCGATAAGGACAATAACCCTGTCTCGGACCCTTCGCAGGACCGTTGCGGGAAGCGGCTGTCTAGCTGTAAGTGTCGCTTCGGGGCTACTAACGCCCTGCCCTTCGGCGGGTTCCCGTCTGCTGGTATCTCGGGGACTATCTAATGCTCTCGGACAAACTGCGGGCGGCTGTCCTCCGCCATGCTCTGCGGGCGTATCCGGAGGAGTGCTGCGGCTTAATCGTATCGGGTCGCTACCGGCCCTGCGCTAACTCCTCGTCCACGCCTACGGAGGCCTTCTCTATCTCGCCTGAAGACTGGGCGCAGGCGGAGGACTCGGGGGACGTGGAGGCTGTGGCCCATTCGCACCCGGACGGCGCAGCGTTCCCTAGCGCTGCGGACTTCTCCGCCCAGGCGGCTACGGGCCTGCCGTGGGTAATCGTGGCCCTCGGGCCGGACGGCGTGCGGGGCTGGTATGAGTTCGGAGCTTGAGGCCCCTCTAGTGGGCTGTGAGTACCGCTACGGCTCGGACGATTGCTACGGCCTCGTAAGGCGCTGGTACTGGCAGACACGGGGGATTGTCCTCCGGGACTTCCCACGCGGCGCGGAGACGGCGGACGGAGACGGGAACGCCTTTACCGCCTACTACGCGGAGGCAGGCTTCCTGCCCGTGCCCCTCGATGCCTCTCTAGAGGTCGGGGACATGCTCCTTATGCGAGTCGCCAGCCGGAACCATGCCCCGAACCACTCGGGCGTGTACGTGGGCGGGGACCTCCTGCTCCACCACTTACCCAAGCGGCTTTCCATGCGGGAGAGCCTGCCCCGCTACCGGGACCGGGTTACGCACATTCTCAGATATAAGGAGGCCCCTTGACGGAGGCAGTAAGAACAATCCGCCTTTACGGCAAGCTCGGGGCACAGTTCGGGCGGGTACATCGGTTCGTGGTGGGTTCTCCTCGGGACGCCCTCCGCGCGCTAATTCGTATGGTCCCCGGCTTCGAGCGGGAGCTTATGACGAGCAAGGACCGGGGCGTTAGCTACGCGGTCTTCGTGGGTAAGCGGAACATAGACGAGACCCAGCTAGCGCACCCCAGCGGGCAGGACGATATTCGAATTGCTCCGCTAGTCGGCGGGCGTAAGGGCGGGCTATTCGCGGCTATCGCGGGGGCCGTGCTCTTTGTGGCTGGGGCAGTCTCCGCCTACTTCGGGAACCCGTACGCGGGCCAGATGATGCTCATGGGTGCGTCCCTCGCGTTCGGCGGTATCTCGCAGATGCTCTCGGCCCACGCTGCCGCGTCCAATGGGACGAGCGGGGCTACGAAGACTTCGTATTACTTCAATGGGGCGGATAACGTTACGTCTCAGGGCGGGCCGGTCCCGCTTCTCTACGGGCGTATGCGCGTGGGTAGTACCGTTATCAGCATGGGTACGCAGTCCGTGGACGCTTAACTATAGGGTAAGACAATATGCCGACACAGGCCGATGATTCGCTTAGTAGTACAGCGTATGCTCAAATACTGGACCTCATATCCGAAGGTCCGATTTTTGGCCCCGCTAATTCAGAAACCCCGGCCCGCTCGGTATATTTCAACGGGACCGTAGTCCAGAACTCGGACGGGTCCAATAACTTTAATGTTAAGCAAGTAGACCTTCGGACGGGCACGCTTACGCAGGACCCGATTAGCGGCTTCGATAGCACGGAAAATGAGGTAGGCGTGGGCGTGGAGCTTAAGGCTTCTGCCCCTTGGGTTCATACCGTAACTAACCTCGCCCTCTCTGCCCTGCGCGTTACGCTCAGTGTTAGCGCCCTCTCGAAGACGAACTCCAATACCGGGGACGTAACGGGCTATCAGGTCGCGTACCAGATTCAGCTATCGAAGGACGGCGGGCAGTACACCACGGTAGTAGACACGTCCTTTAATGGTAAGGCCTCGTCCGTCTACCAGCGCTCGCACCGTATCGAACTCTCCGGGGCCGCGTCGCAGTACACGGTTAAGGTTATCCGCATTACGGGGGATACCTCGGATGTCTACACCCAGGACACTACGAACGTAGTTAGCTACACGGAACTTATAGACGCGAAGCTCCGCTACCCCCTGAGTGCGCTCTGTGGCGTACAGCTAGACGCCTCGGAGTTCTCCAGCGTTCCTACGCGTTCGTACGATATGAAGGGGCTACTTATCAAGTACCCCAGTAACTATAACCCGCTGCTCCGCTCGTACGGCGGGACGTGGGACGGCACGTTTATTACGGGCTGGACGGATAACCCCGCGTGGGTCTTCTATGACCTCGTGCTTAACTCCCGCTACGGCCTCGGCAAGTGGGTAGACGCAAGCATGATAGACCGTTACGCGCTGTACCAAATCGCCCAGTACTGCGATGTCATGGTATCGGACGGTGCGGGCGGGCTGGGGCCTCGCTTCTCCTGCAATTGCTACATCGCTTCTCGGGAGGACGCGTACAAGGTCCTCCAGGACATCGCTAGCGTCTTCCGTGGTATGGCGTACTGGTCCGCAGGCAGCGTTACGGCTACCTCGGATATGCCTCTGGACACGGCGTACGTGTACACGGCTGCTAACGTTATCGGCGGGTCCTTCAAGTACGTAGGCTCCAGCCTGAAGACGCGCTATACCTGTGCCGTGGTTACATGGAATGATCCGGAGAACGGCTATCAGCAGGCAGTAGAGTACGTGGAGGACGCGGACGGCGTAGCTCGGTACGGAATCAATAAGGCCCAGCTTACGGCCTTCGCCTGCACGAGCCGCGCGCAAGCGCAGCGCGTGGGCCAGTGGACGCTTCTTACCTCGCGGTACGAGACGAATACGGTTACGTTCTCCGTGGGGCTGGACGGGACGCTTGCACAGCCCGGACAGATTATCGCAGTAGCGGACCCCTCGCGCGCTGGGAAGCGCACGGGCGGGCGTATCAAAGCGGCCAGCCTCACCACTCAGGTAACACTCGATAAGGCGCTAGACGGGACGGCAGCGGGCGATACGCTTACTGTAATCCTCCCGTCCGGGAAGGCGGAATCCAAGACCGTAAGCGCGGTCTCGGGGGCGGTTATTACCGTCTCGCAGGGATTCTCCGTGGTTCCGGCTGCGGGTTCCGTGTGGATGCTTGAAAGCTCTACGCTTAAGTCCCAGCTATTCCGCGTGGCTTCGGTCGCAGAGAAGGACGGGATTACGTTTGAGATTACCGCTACCCAGCACGAGCCGGGGAAATACGCGGCTATCGACAACGGCGCGGCTATCGACTTCCGCCCGATCACAGGTAACACGCTTACCGTGCAGGCCCCGCCCACTGGCGTAACCGTCTCGCAGTACGTGGTTACGGACCAGGGTATATCTAAGACCAATATGTCCATCTCGTGGGCGGCTGCGGCTAACGCGGTCTCCTACACGGTCCAGTGGCGTAAGGATAACGGGGACTGGATTACGGCAGGCACTACGGGTGGGCTGTCGCTGGACGTAAGTAACATATACTCCGGCAGCTACACGGCCCGTGTCCGCGCTACGAACGGGCTAGACATTAGCTCCCCGTACGCGTACTCGTCCCTTACCGGCCTGCTGGGTAAGACGGGTGCTCCTCCTGTGGTCGCTACTCTCACGGCCAGTACGGATAAGGTCTTCGCTGTCAATGTGGCGTGGACGTTCCCGGCGGGTGCGGGAGACACGGCGTACACGGAGGTGTATTACAGCCACACGGCTAACTTTGCCTCCGCTACGCAGCAAGGGCGCTACAGCTATCCGACTACCAGCGCGAACCTGCTGGGCCTCTCGGCGGGGTATGACTTGTACTTCTGGGTCCGCCTCGTAGACACTACGGGTAACGTAGGTGCGTTCTATCCGGCTACCACAGCGGCAGGCGTACACGGCCAGTCCAGCGCGGACGCTACGGCGGTCCTCGCGTACCTAACGGCGCAGATTACGCAGACGCAACTAGCACAGGATGTGCTCGCACCCGTGCAGGCTATCCCAGGTATTCAGACGAGCATTGCGGCCAATAGTACGGCTATCTCGCAGGAGGTAACGAACCGGACTACGGCTATCGCCAACGAGGCCGCAGCGCGCGGCGCAGCTATCACCTCGGAGGCTAACACCCGGCAGGCTGCGGACGACTCCCTTAGCTCCCGTATCGATACGGTTACGGCTTCGGCTACGTCCAATGCCTCCGCGATTCAGGCGGAGCAAACGGCGCGTGCTAACGGGGATTCGGCTAACGCCACGAGCATTACGGCCCTTACGGCTGTGGTCGGAACTAAAAATACAACATTCCGCCAGAACATCCAGCCGGTAGCGCAGGCTGTCGGGGACACGTGGGTAGACACTGGCAGCACTAACCTCCTCAAGTACTCGGGCACGTTCGGTGATGCTTCGTGGACGAAAGTCCAGGGGTCCATTACGGCGGGTACGGGGACTGCTCCGGACGGTACGCCCTTCTTCAAGTTCGTAGAAGACACTACCAATACCCAGCATTACCTAAGCCGTACGGACATCTCCATAACGGCGGGCCTTGCTTACACGGTAAGCGCGTACGCCAAGGCCGGAGAACGTAGGTATCTCTGCCTCGGGTTCCGTACCGGGGCGAATTGGGCGGGCGCACAACCGTCCGCTACGTTCGATCTTACTTCGGGGACTGTGAACCTCCAAGGGACGCAGGCCACGGCTAAGATTGTCGCGTGCGGAGGCGGGGTATATCGATGCTCCGTAACGGCTACGGCATCTGCCACGTTCTCAAGCGGACCGTTCCTCCAGTTGCTCGCAGCGGGGGGGACCCTCGGCGTGTCATACGCTGGGGACGGGGCCAGCGGCCTTTATATGACGGACGCCCAAGTAGAGCAATCCACCGGGGCGGGCCGCTACATCCCGACTGCTGCCGCTTCCGTAAGCACGGTAGGAAACAATAACCTCCTCGTGTGGGACGGTGCTACGTGGGTTCTGTCGCAAGACGCGGCAATCCCCGCTAACACTGCGGCCATTACTTCGGAGGCCACTACCCGCGCTACGGCGGACTCAGCATTAAGCACGCGTATTGATACGCTCTCGACTACGGTATCCGGCAACACGTCCGCTATCTCGTCCGAAGCTACTACGCGGGCTAACGCAGATTCGGCAATGGCTACGCAGATTACGCAGCTTCAGGCGCAGTACTCCCCGGCCCCGCTCGCGGGAGACCCGGCGGGCTTCGCAGGTAATCCTACTGCGTACGCAGGCGTCTATTCGGAGATGACTGCACGGGCGGAGGCGGACCTCGCGCTCTCCCAGAAGACGGACACGGTATCCGCAGCGATCACCACAGCCAGTAGCAATATGACTGCGGCAATCAACGCAGAGACCCAGGCACGGGTAGACGCGGACTCGGCTACCGCCTCGCAGATTACGACTGTGCAGGCCAGCGTTACTACGGTGCAGTCTAACTTAGACGGCGTTAATAACACGCTAACAGCAGCCGTACAGACCAACGCCAACGCGTACGCGGACCTTAACGGACGTGTAGCGGCCTCGTACACAATCAAAACTCAAATAACGAGCAACGGGCGTACGTACATCGCGGGTATCGGCGTAGGCGTGGATAACTCTAGCGGGACGGTGGAATCTCAGGTGCTCGTAGCGGCGTCGCGGTTCGCCATTCTGGACCCTAACGGGACGGCAGTCTCCTCGCCTTTCGTTGTGCAGGGCGGGCAGGTGTTTATGTCGTCGGCGTTCATCGCGGACGCGTCCATTACGAACGCGAAGATTAGCGGGAATATTCAGTCTAACGCCGTGGGCGCTAATGGACAGCCTCGATGGGTTCTCAATCGGGACGGCACTCTCCAGCTTAACGGAGCAAACGGGGGTAGCGGATACTTGCTTATGAATGACTCACAGTTGCTCGTCTATGACGGTAATAACACGCTCCGCGTCCGTCTGGGTCTCTGGTAATGGCAGCGGGCTTGCAAATCTGGGACGCGTCCGGGGTGCTTCTCGTGGACTTCACGAGCCGCCTTGGGCGTGTCATCAGTTCCTACTATATCGACGGCTCGCTTACATCCGGCTCCGTGTCTGACGCGGCCTTCTCTCAGGGAGAGGGCTTCTACGCCTTCCAGCAGGACCGGCTATGGGGCTACATCAATGGGGACGTAAGCCGCCCTGTCTTCACCCTCTCGGGTAATACGCTCTCGTGGACTTACACGGCGGGCTTCAGTGGTAATAACCAGCGGATGCAAGGCTGGCTTATATACGGGGTTAGATAATGCCTTCTGGTTTTCAATGCTTCGCGGCGGACGGGTCTAACGTGGTCCAGATTGACAGCGACACGGGATTACCTAACCTTCAGTTGCGCACGAAGATAACGCAGACCCTACAGGCCTCGGCTATCCCTGTGTACACGGTCTCCAACGGGGCGCGCTATAACTCGTCCGGCTTCAGTACTACGTTCTCATTCGCTGCCGTGTCTCCGCTCGTCGCTTTCGAGTGCTCGGGCGGGTACATGGTCCCTATGACGTGGACCAAAAGCGGGAACGTCTACACGGTTCTCGTAGCGGGTACGTCCGGGGCCGCTGTAACGATATACGTATTCGATAAGAACGACTGGGCCTCAAGTGCGAGTCATTACGGCCTCCAGGTGTTTAACGCCTCGGGTACGCTCGTAGCGGACGCCCTCTCGCCCTTCGTTAAGCCTGTGGGATTCGCACAGGGTAACCCTAAGTACACGTACGGTTCCACGGGCTACGCCTCCGATAGTGGCACATGGGCGCAGGCGCAGGGTAGCTACGGCTTCTCCGTGCTTAACCGTGTCGCTATCGCCTGCGTGCAGCCTGCCTACGTTGTCGGCGGGACGGCAGGCGGGTCCAGTAACGCAGGGGTCTATATGTCCACGTTCAATACGAGCGGGGGCACAGTTAATGTAAATATGGACTCCTTCGGGGATAACCGTAATTACAATAACTACGTAGGCTTCCGCGAGGCCCTTAGCTGGCGTTTCATGGGGATAGACGTTTCTAACCTTTGATCTCATAACCTTAAATCAGATAGGCCCCGGCCTGTCCTCTATGCACATAAATGGGCCTTTTCACACGCGCGGCGGAGTCCGCCTCTGGTACGCAAGTCGTAACCAGTGTGGCAGGGGCGGCGTATAGCCTGTCCTCCCTGCCCCTTAGTTCCTACGTCTCTCTCGCCACTCTCGTACTCACCTTGTTCTATCTATTCGGCGCACTGCCCCGGATGTGGAGGACATCGGTAGCCCTGAAGCGAGGCATTCTAAATAAGGATTGGTCCCTCTGGCAGAAGCTCGGGGACCAGCCTACCCCGACAAAGGACGATTAATGTTCTCTCCTCTCGTGGAAAAGGTCCTGCTTGCAACGGTAGGACTCCTAATGGCTGCGGGCGTAGCTCTCGCTCTGTACGCAGGCGTGGAGCATAACAAGGTACAGGCCGGCCAAATTGCGGCCCTCTCCCTCGCTGCCTCCCAGGCGGAGGCGAATGCTGCTACCGCTGCGTCTGAGGCCTCGGCTACCCGTGCTGCCTTCGCGGCCCAGGCTACGGCCCTCCAGGCGGCGCAGAAGACCCACGCTGCCGCTACTACCCGGCTGGCCTCTGCGGTCTCGGCTAACCCTTCGGCGGCTGCGGCTATCGTGGCTGCGGACGTGTGGGACGCTATCGACGGGGGCGAAGATGCTCCGTAATAATCTCGTAATCCTCGTCCTGCTCGCGGCCTGCGCTTGTATGTCCGGCTGTGCGGCCCCGGCCCCTGTGGTCCAGGTTAAGGCCCTCGTGCCCCCGGATGAATTCCTGAAGGACTGCACGCACGCCCCCCGCCCTGCTGGCAGGACCGTAGCGGACCTCGCCCAATGGCTAATCAACGAACGCGGCCAGCTAGACGCCTGCACGGCGGACAAGGCAGCGCTCCGCGCGTGGAAGGCTGGGGTAGCTACGCCGTGAGGTCTACGTACACGGTGCAGCCGTATGGTCTGAAGATTGTTTATACGGACACGGTGAAGGAGTTCCACGCGCTCCGACACTCGGGCGTGGACTTCCGGGGAACGGCGGGCGGCTTCGATGCTGGTAAGAAGGTAGACGGAGTGATTGGGGTTTTCGACGGGAAGTTAATGACGCTTGTACACGAGTGCGTACACGCGGCCTCCGCCCTGCTCCAGACGTGCGGGATTGACCCGCTATCGAATACTGCGGAGCCTCTGGCGTACTTGGTGGATCACCTCGTAGCCGTGGGCCGGAAGCGGCTAGCATTGCGCTAGCTCCGTCTGTGGGTAACTGCCCTGTGGATAAGTAAGATAGTCCTCACCCATGAGGAGTGTTGCGGAAAAACTACAATCACAGGTGAGGACTAAATGGGCATTTTCGGGGTAGATAGTCCTCACCCATGAGGACCTATAAAGACTCTATATATCTAAAGCTTTTAAAGTCTCCGGCCTATTCGTCTGATGTGGTGCTGTCCTTGGGGATAACTTCTATCGTCCCGTTGTAGTAGGTGTTATTGACTACGCTATTCGGGGCCTGCGTTATAAAGTTCGCATTGAGGGTAATCTTTACCTCTAGGCCCTTTCCTAGCTTCCCGGACGAGGCCAGCCCCTCAAGCTGCTTACGCAGGGCTTCGAATTGGAGCGGGATGTACTTCGCCTCGCCCTGCCCTACTACCTGCCGGGAGGCCTTGTCTACGAGCGGGATAGCCTCTACGAGTTCGTACTCGTTACCCCGGCTGTCCTTGCCCGTGCTCTTTTGCTTTTTCACGAGACCTAGCTCCACGAGGCGGTTAATAGCGCGGTCTACTGTCGGCTCGGACGCCCCTATGTGGCGCGCTATCAAGTCCCGTCCGGGGTTACTGTAGCCAGCCTCCAGAGAGGCGTAGCTCTTTAGCACCACGTAGACGCAGAAGGCCGTAGCGCCCATCTCCGCGATTCTGTCCCGCTGGACCATCGCCCGTAGGACGTGAAAGAAAAGCGTCTCCGCCTGCACGTTATCCGGCCAGAGTTCGCCCTGTACCTCCTCTTCTTCCATTACCCGCCCCTCCCGTGCTTCGCGGCCCGCTCCCCCTTCAGGGCGGCTAGCTGCTTCCGCAGGGCCACGGCTACTACGTCCTTCTGCTTCAGGCGAGTAAGGAGGCAGAACTCCCGCAGTTCCTCGGATAGGTCTGTAGGGATTCTCACGTTAAGGGGTACGCCGGGGTCCGGCCTCTCCTCCCGCGTAGCGGCCCACGCGGGATAGGCGGGCTTCGCAGGGTCCGGGAGGTGCGCTGATACCTCCGAGGGTGCGGGAGGGGCACTGAGGGGCTGTACGGCGGTCTGGTCCGGGTCCGGGACAGCATTAATCACCGTGGAAGCCTTCTGTAAGTCTTCCAATACCGTGCTGCGGTTCGGGCGGGCAGCGGACATTGTGGGCTGTGGCTTCGTCATTTTCCGTAGACCTCCAAGTAGACGGACTTAATCTCGTGGGCTGCTTTGGCGTCGAAGTCATCGCCCGCCATCTCACACACGCCCCGGCCCTGCGCCATAGCTAGCTTGAAGGATTCGCGGGAGCCTACTAGCGTGCTGCACCTCGGTAGTAGGTCGGAGAATTGTTTCATCTCCTCAATCATTACTTTAGTCAGACGTTTGCGCGGGTCCGCCTCATTGAGCACCACTTGAGCGTTAATGCTGCGGCCTAGCGTCTCCGTGAGGCTCCCCAGCGCTGCGTACAGAGCAGGAACCGTCTTCAGGTCCGCAGGCGAGGGCTTGAGGGGCACTACGATAGCGTCCCCGGCAGCGAGAGCAGCACGGGCTAGCCTCGTGTCCTTGCCCCCTACGTCTATGAAAACGTCCGTGTAGCCGTCTATCGCTTCTGCCAGCAAGGCTCCGAACTCGTCTACAAGGTCGCCTTCCAACAAATGTTTAAGCGTACGGCCCTCGATACGCTGCACGTCCGCTAGCCCGCTACGCTCCTCTACCCACGCTTGGCTAGTCTCCTGCCCGTCTAGGTCCAGAAGCACACACTTGTAATTCAATGCGGCCCGAATTGCGGCTAGGTTCTGACAAAACGTGCTTTTCCCCGTGCCGCCTTTCTGTGCGACTACACAAGTAACACTCATGTTTTAGTCCTAGGAGTGGTGAATTGTTGCAGTAGCGTAGCCTATACGGCGGGGTAGTACAAGGGGAGTAAAGACGGGCCGCTCTATTACGAGGGATACGGAAAACAAACTAGCAAACTAGCTAGGCGGGTAGCTAGTCGGGGAGAGGCCCGTAAGCCCCTCCGTCCGGCTGTATTACTTACCTTCTGCCGTGAGCTTCAGGCGGTTAGCGATGTCTGCGGCTACTGCCTGCGTCCGCAGGTTAAGCAGGTAGGCGTCCGGGGTGCGGCAGTCCTCGCCCATGTGGCCCGCCGTGAGGGTATCCACGTTCCTACCGTCCGGCCCTACGACAATCGGGCCAGCACCAAGGCCCGTCTGGAAGGCGAAGCCTGCAATGGCAGCTTGGGTAATCGCGTTCCGCAGGCCCTCGGTAGCGGAGAAGCCCACGGGCGAAGCGTCGCAACTCTGAATAGGCATAACGATAAACGTATTCTTTCCCGAGACGTGGCCCCGCTGGATGAATACCGTAAGGTCCTGCTGGAATTGCGCGAGGGACGCTGCTTGGCTCGGGACGTCGATCGTAGATACCATATCGTCCAGCGTGAAATTAACGATAAGCCACTCGCTCGGGTCCGTCTTGAACTGGTCCGGAGTCGGCGGGAGGCCGTTGTTCTCGCCCATAACAATAGCGTGCAGCGTGGTTCCGTCCATCACTTGGGCGGTTACGTTCGCCGTAACGCCTTGGGCTGCGAGGGCGTCCGTAAGGCTCTGGACCGTCTCGGCTGCTGCGTCCGAGGCGGAGACCGGGGCGGCTGCGCTGGCAGCGTCCGAAGCTGCGGCCTTCGCGGTGGATTTCACGGTAGCGCCCAGCGGATTCCCGTAGAAGGACAGAGTAGGGTGCTTGACAGTCGGGGCCGGGGTGGAATCGCTACCTCCGCCTCCGCAGGCTGCGAGGGAGAGGGCAAGGGTTACGGCAGCGGCAAGTTTGTACATTTTGAATCTCTCAGGTGGAAGCCGGTAATAACGGCGGGGAATTGTAATACTTTAGTTACTTACTTGTTCGCGGCTAGGATTGCGATACTAGCGATAGAACGCGCTTCTTCTATTTCGTCCCAATCTCCGCCGTACATTTTGTTTTCGATGGCTGCAATCTTCCGTAGAG